AGGCATGGTCTCACTGGGAAAGTCTGTTATCCGGATCCAGTCACGTGCGTTTATTCTCTGGACGCATTGATGGAAGCTCAGTTTCAACTGGAAGGATAGGAGGCAGGTGATAACGATGCTGACAATCAGCGAAACGATCAGTCAACTGGAAAGCCTGCGGGAGAACAGCGCGGATTTTGCGCGAACGGACGACGATCCGGTCTGGCAGCGGGATATCGCGGCCTGCGAAGGTGCGATTACGATTCTGGAGGCCTTGCAGGCGCAGGGCTTGGGAACGGTCGATAACGCAATTCGCAGGATTCATGGTTATCCGGTGCTTGCTGCAACGTGCCGGGAGCTGAGATCTCATTTTGAGACCGGCGGCACGCCTGTAAAAATCCATGGGACACGCTGCTGTCCGAAATGCCATGAGCCCGTAGGAATGAAGCACAGGCACTGTCCGTGGTGCGGGAAACGTTTAATTGGGAGGTGGGAAAAGCTATGAGAAAACGAACGAAAGTCCGTATCCGCCGGATGCTGTTTCTGGCAAAGCTGGCGGGAGGCGCATTAGGATTCCTGTATGCGCTGTACCGGTTCCAAGGCGTGCGTCAGCTTGTCGGGCTGCTGATCGCGGCATGTATCATGACGCTGGTAAGCCTTTGGCTGGAGCGCTGTGCGGAAGAAAAAAGCGCTCACCCGGATCGTAATCCGAAGTGAGCGCAGATAAAATAAAAGCAATGCTATTGTAACAGATTTGAGGTGACTTTGCAAGTATGCCTGCGAATTTAATTGAGACACTGGAAACCGTACAGACGCAATTATCCGGTGGAGCCGCATTGGTAGACACCCTGTCAACGGCATCGGAATACGTATCGGAAGCGCAGCTTAACGGAGCCCTCTACGCCGCTGCATGGTACTTACACGATGTGTCTGATCGATTGTCTGATGTTATAGTGCTTTTGAGAAAGGCGAAAAAAGAATGAGATTTAAGTTTGAACTGGTTGGTAACGAGATGTGTCTTGATGCAGATTGTACATTGTCCGAGTGTGCGGATGTATCTCTGATGTTGATTAACATGCAGTACGAGAGCATATTATCGCATTTTGATGCGGTGGCTGCACAGCAATACCGCATCAAACTGCTGAAACAGCTGATTGATCCGGAAAGTGAAGTTTGGGAAGTGCAGAATGATACCTGATACAGAGCTGGCACATGACGGCATTTACACATGACAGCATTTACACAACAAAGGATTTACAGGAGAAAGACAAATGGTAAAAATCAACCGATTAGAGATTGAGAATGTCAAGCGGATTAAGGCGCTGGCACTGGAACCGACGGCAAACGGCCTGACGGTCATCGGGGGAAAAAACCGGCAGGGCAAGACATCAGTCCTGGATTCTATTGCATGGGCGTTGGGCGGCGAGCGGTATAGGCCAGAGGCTGCGCAGAGGGATGGCTCTGTTCTGCCGCCGAAGCTCCGGCTGGAGATGGATAATGGACTGATCGTCGAGCGAAGCGGGAAGAATGGCAGTTTGAAGGTTACAGACCCATCCGGGCGAAAGGGCGGGCAGCAGCTTTTGAACGAATTTGTAGAAAATCTCGCATTGGATTTGCCTCGATTCCTGTCAGCAACAGATAAGGAGAAATCGGACACGTTGCTGCGTATTATCGGCGTAGAGGAGGAACTGTACAAGCTTGAACATACGGAACAGGAACTCTACAATAAGCGTCATGCGGTGGGACAGATTGCGGATCAGAAGGCCAAATACGCGAAAGAACTTCCCGGCTATCCGGAAGCGCCGAACGAGCTGATTTCAGCATCCGCGCTGATTCGGCAGCAACAGGAGATCCTTGCGAGAAATGGAGCAAATCAGCGGACACGGAACAGCCTCCATCAGCTAGAACAGCGGGAGCAGGCGTTGTCTGAGCAGCTTACGCGTTTGCAGAAAGAATATGCAGAGGTATGCGAGGATTTAAAGCAGGCACGCAGGACGGCGTCAGGGCTTGAGGATGTATCGACCGCAGCGCTTGAACGTCAGATTGAGGATATAGAGGAAACGAACCGGAAGGTCCGTGCGAATCTAGACAAGGAAAAGGCAGAAGAAGACGCCAATGAGTTGAGAATGCAGTATAACGAAATATCAATGGAGATCGAAAACACCCGAAATCGACGCCGGGCATTGCTGGAGGGAGCGGATCTGCCGCTTCCGGGTCTGTCAGTAGAAGATGGCGCGCTGACGTATGAGGGGAAGCGATGGTCAGATATTTCAGGTGCTGACCAGCTGCGGATTGCAACTGCGATTGTCCGGCGGCTCAAACCTGCGTGCGGGTTCGTGCTTCTGGATAAATTGGAGCAGATGGATTTAGACACGCTCAATGAATTCGGCGCATGGCTTGAAGCAGAAGGGCTGCAGGCGATTGCTACCCGCGTATCGACCGGCGGGGAGTGCAGTGTCATTATCGAGGACGGGCACGCTGTGGGGCAGCCTGATCCGCAGGCAGCCCAGGAACCGAGAAAAACATGGAAGGCGGGGAAGTTTTAATGGAAATCACAAGAGGGGTTATCCGAACGGCGCAAAAGGTTGTGCTGTATGGCCCGGAAGGGATTGGTAAATCGACTTTTGCATCGCACTTTCCGGAGCCGCTTTTTATCGATACGGAAGGCGGGACAAAGCAGCTTAACGTAGCGCGATTCCCGAAACCGGAAAGCTGGCAGTATTTATTAGATGAGGTACGCGAGGTGCTTATGAAGCCTGGGCTGTGCCGAACTCTGGTACTCGATACAGCAGATTGGGCGGAACAGCTTTGCACGACTGCAATCTGTGCAAAGTATCAAAAAGCAGGTATTGAGGATTTCGGGTATGGCAAGGGATATGTGTTTCAGGAAGAGGAATTCGGACGGCTGCTGAACCTGTTGGAAGACGTTGTTTGCCGAGGAATTCATGTGGTAGTTACAGCGCACGCCAAGCTTTCCAAATTTGAACAGCCTGACGAATTGGCGCCTTATGATCGGTGGAGTCTGAAGCTTACCAAAAAGAATTCGCCGATGCTGAAGGAATGGGCGGATATGGTGCTGTTTGCCAATTATAAAACCTTTACCGTCCGTACGGATGATAAGAAGGTTAAGGCTCAGGGCGGCAAGCGGGTCATGTACACCACCCATCATCCATGCTGGGACGCAAAGAACCGGCACGGCCTTGCGGATGAGCTGCCGTTTGATTTTGCGGAAATCGCTCCCTGTCTGGGTGTGCAGCCGCTTGGAAAGCCTGCGGTACAGCCAGAGCCGCCGAAGCCCGTGCCATTAAGGTCTGCCACGCAGCCGGAATTTGCGCCGCAGGCTGATTTACAGCAGCCACTGTCCGGACAGGAGACGGCATCGGCTGCGGTTGGTGCAGCGGAAATAACTTCCGGGCAGATCGCAGCGGAAATTGCATCGAAACAGGAATCAGGTGTACCGGACAGCTTTACGGATCTTGACAGATGGGTGGAGCCATCCGGTGAAATCTATAAACCCTTACGTGACCTGATGGTTCATCACAGGGTTACGGAAGCCGAACTGAACAATGCAGTAATCAACGTCCGGGAGTACCTTCCGGAGGGCACAGCGGTAAAGGATTATCCGTTAGACTTTATCCAGGAATGCCTTATCCCCGGCTGGGAAACCGTACTGGAAATTGTGAAGGAAGAACGGAAAATCCCGTTTTAATGGAGGAGGCAATTATAAATGGCAGAAGCAATCGGAAGGGAATTGGATTGGGATGATGAAATTGAAAACGAAAGCGGCGGCTGGGTATTGCTGCCGGAGGGGGACTATGACTTTGTAGTCGAAAACTTTGAACGCGGGCGGCATGGGGGTTCAGCAAAGCTGCCGCCCTGCAATAAAGCAATCCTGACGCTGGGCATGGACAGCCCGGAGGGCGAGCACGCAAGCGTCACCTGCAATCTGTTCCTGTTCAGCACACAGGAATGGAAGCTGTGCCAGTTTTTTACCTGCATCGGTGCGCGAAAAAAAGGCGAAAAGACCCGCCCCAACTGGAATCTGGTCATGGGTGCGCGTGGACGCTGTAAGGTGACAATCCGGAATTACACCGGGAATGACGGCAAAGAACATCAAACCAACGAGATCGACCGGTTTTACCCGCCGGAAGAAGGAGGAAGCGGACAGCCGCAGCAGCCCAAATGGAAAGCGGGTGCGTTTTAAATGGAGCTTCGGCCCTATCAGCAGGCGGCGCGGGAAGCGGTCGAAGGGGAATGGCGGGATGGCCGGATGCGGACGCTGCTGGTGCTGCCGACCGGCTGCGGCAAGACCATTGTCTTTGCAAATATCGCAGCTGACCAAGTGCGCTGCGGCGACCGGGTATTGATCCTTGCGCATCGAGGGGAACTTCTGGAACAGGCTGCGGACAAACTGCGGCAGGCC